ATATTTCTATTATTTAGTTTGTAAAGTAAATATTTTGCAAAGAAAAAGACGCCCCCATTAGAGAGCGTCTTTTGTAATTTTTATTATGATATTCTTATTCTATTAGAAGTATCGATTTCTCTGGCTTTTTGGTAACGTGAAAGGGCGCCAGCGTTAGAAACATAGCCAGTTTTGGTGCATTGATATCGTTGAGAAGCGCTTATTTTTGCTCCTTTTTTACCATCTTCTGACATTTTTTCTTTTGTTCGCCCATGAACTCCGATACCAAGTTCATAGTTTTTTTGTCCTGAAATTTTACCTCCTTTTTTACCATCTTCTGACATTTTTTCTTTTGTTCGTCCATGGACTGCGATACCAAGTTCATAGGTTTTTTGTCCATTTTTTCTATTATGCTCACTTAATTCTTCGGCAGTTTGGGTGTAAATTCCTGTACCATTTTTATATGTCGTTTGCCCGCCTTTTTTACCATTTTCAATTCTTTGTTCTAGAGTTAAATTATGAACTCCACTTCTAGTTTCATAAGTTTTTTGTCCTCCTTTTCTTCCCGCTTCTATTCTTTGTTCTAATGTCATTTCATGGATTCCATTTTTATTTTCATAAACCTTTTGCCCCCCTTTTCTACTAGCCTCACTTTTTTGTTCAGGAGTCATTTTATGAATTCCAGTTTTTTCTTCATATGATTTTTGTCCATTTTTTCTACCAATCTCCTTTCTTTGTTCTGTAGTCAGTTTAAAAAATCCAGTGCCATTTTCGTAATTTTTTTGCCCTGCTTTTTTGCCACCCTTCCTAACAACATTTAAAGAATAAAATCCACCACAGCGTTCATTCAAACAAAGAGGATCGGTATTATAAAAAGGTCTAATTAATCTATTTTCAATTTCTCTGGCTTCTTTATAACCTTCGTCGCTGAATTCAAAAAATTGAAGAATTTGTATTTTTGGAGTATAAAATTTCCACATCCATTTATGGGTTACAGGAGAGCCCATGTAATACTCACCAAATCTTTTTTCTTTATGAACTCCGTAGTAATAATGCCGGATTTCTTCAAACGTAATTTTGTATACGTAAATGCGCGGTGTAGTCATTGCTATTCTTTAAGTACTGCATTATTATTTAGTAAAATAATTCTTTATAAAAGAAAAGACGCCCCGAAGAGCATCCTTTCCTGTCTGTAGAGAATTGCAGTACCTAAAGACTTAGTATTTAGTCAACTTCTCCCGACCTTTATTGGATAAAAAGTAGGAATCCTTAAAACATAATTCAATTCTGATGGCTCTATTCGGTACAATTTACTTTGCATCCTATCAAACCTGTATTTTCTAAAAGGAGATTGAACATATTTTGATGCTGCTAAATCTTTCCAGTGAAAATTAATTCCTTCAAAATAACTACCCGAGGCACTGGTTACCAAAATCACAGGATTCATGTCAAACCATTCACCAGATTTTGCGATATATTTAAATGTATAAATCTCATTCAACTGAAAAGAATCTGCTGTTCGTCCTTCTGTTGCCAAAACACCAATCAACAACTTAAAATAATAATTAGGATCATAACCACTAGGAATATTTTTAGATAATTCTTCTAACTTGTTTATCTTTTCTTTTTCTTTTCTAGCCGCCTTATAATCAACAAATTCTTCTGGATCCCTTCCTTGTTTTTTGGCAAGATAAACAATTCTCTGCTCATCAGCATCTATCTTCCTTCTTTTTGCATCGGCCAAACGACCAAAAAGACTTAAAATTTTACTAACGGCACCCCAGGCCCTGGCCGCAACATTCGATAAAATTCCCATATCTAAATCCCCAATTCTTTTTCTGTGACTACCCTAAACATCATATTGTTTGATTCACAAAACTGTTTTGCCTGATTCCATTTGGACTGATTCTTTTCATAAGTGGCAACCTCATTAAGATAAGTCTGGGTTTTCTTTCTGCCTTTTTTAGGAGGTCTGGTTTGTTTGTCTGGTTTTATTTCAATCAGATAAGAATCAACTCCCCCACTTCTGTTTTTTACCTTTAAAAACAAGTCAGGAAAATATCTTCTTACCTTATTGGTCGAAGAATCAAAATACTTTATAGGAAATGGCTCAGAAGACCATTCTAAAATACTATCGGTCGTGTCCGCCCATTTGAAGGCCCTTAGTTCCCATGAGGATCTAAACACAATTTGGTTCACATCACCAATGTATTTTTGTGGATTTTGTGGTTTAAACAGTCCTTGTAAATAATTGGCCAAGGGTTAATAAATAGTTATTATTACTTATTTATTAAATGGCCATTAGAAGAAGACCATTATCAGAAATAAAATCTAAACTTTTAAGGCCAGCGACGACTAGTCATTTTGAATGCGATTTTATTATTCCTAGATCTGTTGGTGATTTTTTAACGGCCAGAAACATCATATATGATAAAGACATAATAGACCTTAGTTGCTGTGATGCGTCTCTTCCTGGGTCTACCCTACAAATGGCAACTTTAACTGATTCTTATACTGGTGTTACTGAAAATTATGCCTATAGGAGAGCCTACGATAACCGGGCGGATTTTAGTTTTTATGTTGATTATAATCCATCAAAAACGCCTTATTCTGTAATTGAGGTGTTTGAAAATTGGATTTCTTATGCTGCGGGGGAAGATAATGAAAGAGGGCAAGAAAATCCAAATTATTTTTATAGGGTTAATTTTCCGGATAATTATATAGCCCAAAAACTTAATATTAAAAAATTTGAAAAAGACTATAGTAAATATCTGGAGTACACCTTCATAAATTCCTTTCCCCAGTCGATTGCCTCAATGCCGGTTTCTTATGAAGGATCTCAAGTATTAAAATGCACCGTGTCTTTTTCATACCAAAGGTATGTGTTAAACAGTAAAGTTGGCCCAGGCCTACCAAAACCCGAAGTGTCGGTCCCTCAGACCCCACCAACCAATATTCCACAAACAATTCCTACACCCCCTATAGTTAGTGATGCTTTTAGGTTACCAGCAATCACCTAAATAGTACCATGGTTATTACTTTATAAATTTTATGGCTCTTCCTATTGTTAATGCTCCTGAATATTTTCTTGAACTCCCTTCAACTGGAAAAAGGGTGAAATATCGTCCTTTTGTTGTAAGAGAGGAAAAGGTTCTTCTACTTGCACTTGAATCCGAGGACGTTGCTGAAATGTCCAATGCGGTAAAAAATGTTCTTTCTAGTTGCGTAAAAGGTGATAATCTTAATATTGAAACCCTCCCTACTTTTGATATTGAATACATGTTCCGAGGAAAAGCAGTGGGCGAAGAGATCGAATTGCAACTCCTTTGCACTGATGATGGCGAGACTTATGTAAAAACCAAGATCTTTATTGATGAGATCAAAGTCAAAAAAGACCCGACCCATACTAATAAAATAAAGATTAATGATGACCTGATGATGGAAATGAGGTATCCATCACTTGAGCAGTTTATTAAATCCAACTTCAACTTTGAAGACCGCAAGAGTCAACTAGAACAGTCAATTGAACTAATTGCTTCCTGTGTTGATAAAATTTATAACCAAGAAGGGGTCTGGACTTCTTCTGATGCGACGACTCAAGAAATTGTTGATTTTCTTGAAGACCTTACTTCGACCCAGTTCAGTGAGATTGAAAAGTTCTTTGAGACCATGCCAAAACTAGAGCATAAGGTACAACTTAAAAACCCAAAAACAGAAGTCGAGAGTACCATTACACTTGCAGGGCTAACCGATTTTTTCGGATAGGTCTTAGCTATATAGACCTTATGGATTATTATAAAATAAATTTTAGTCTGGCCCAGTTTCATAAATGGTCAATAGCCGAAATAGAAAACTTTATTCCTTATGAACGTGAACTTTATGTGATAATGTTGAATCAACACATTGAAGAAGAGGAACAAAAACAAAAAGCCCTGTCCCAATAAATGTCAGTCACAAAAAAGTTAGACGCACTTAAAAGAATACTTGGGGCCGAAAATTTCTTTCTGGCCGAGGCATTTATTGACAAAAATTTAAAACCACTAAAGATCAGAAAAACATCTAATCTTTATGTTGCGGCTGTTGAATATATTGGCACATTAATTCAAGAAGAAAAGCAGATATTAACGGATAAAGAAGCCGAGATCTTAGCCAAAGATAATACAAAAAAGACTGTTGGTACTGTTCATAAAAAGCTAAAGAAAGAATTTGAAAATCTTGTAAAATTAAATCAAATACTAGAAGGAGAAAAGAAAGAACCAGCAAGAACCCCATCTAAACCCTTACCTGATCCAATCCCGGCTGCGGCGGCAAAAAAAGAACCACCTGAAGTAACTCTTGAGGCCGATCAAAAAAGAGTTCAAAAAGGCGGCTCTGCAACAGTAACCTGGGCATCTAAAAATGCGGCCAGGATATCAAGAACGGATATTCCAGGAGTAACATCAAGATCTCCTTTGAGTGGTTCTATAGAAATCAAGGACATAAGAAGGAGAAGAGATCTTTATATTGTTGTAGAGTCTTTAGATGGCCAAAAAGCCGAGGCCAGGACTCAAATTTTTGTTGAGACCCAGGATTATCAAAGGAAAAAAGAGAAAGGATTGGTTGATGAAGAACCTCCTACTCCACAACCAAGACAACCATCAACTAATCTGGTTAGCCCATCTTCTAGACCACAACCAGAGCCAAGAAGACGGTTAACACCAGATGCCGAATCTTCTAATATAAACACCAATATTCTTGTTAGTATTGAAAAATCTCTTACAAACATCTCTAGAGTTCTTGCCTCTCAATTGAAGTTGGGTCAAAGAATTTTTGATACCGAAAGAAGATCAGCCGAGGCCGCAAATCGGCTCAAGAAAGAAGAACAAATGGAGGGTAAAGATGAGGGTCCTTCAGGCACTTCCTTAATGAAGGCCGGGGCCGAAAAGATGATTTCTCCTTTTAAGGCTATTATTGATAAGATCGTTAACTTCTTGGTCTTTACATTTTTGGGTCGGGCCTTTACTGAGATCATAAAGTGGATGAATGATCCGGCAAATAAAGGAAAGGTTGATGCCCTAGGAAAATTCTTAAAGGCCGCCTGGCCAATTCTTCTTGGACTTTCCTTATTATTCTTGACTCCTTTGGGTAGTTTTATTTTAGGAACTGTCCAGTTCTTGACTGGAACTGCCAAGACCTTAAAGGGTCTGAAGGGACTAATTGATAGACTTATATTCAAAAAAGGGGCCAAACCACCTGTAAAGGGCGGCCCAGGTGTTGCAGGAGGCACTAAGGGGAAAGTGACGGTAAGCGGGCAGACACAGGCTAGAGGGTCATTTTCAAGGCGGTCTCCAATATCTGGAGATGTTCAACCAACAAAAGGGTTTAAATTACCTAAAATCCCAGCGTCTCCTCTAAAGACTATTGGGAAGGGTGGTCTTGCTACGGCTGCTGTAACTACAATACTAGAGATTTTTAAACCACAGATCCAAGGTGCTGTAGGTCAATTTTATGCAAACATGGGATCGGGTATGAAAAATTTATCCGATGAACAACTAATAAAAGAAATTGAAATTGAATCTAAAACAAAAGAAGATCCTTTTGGTAGACTTAGATTATTACAAGAAGAAGCCGAAAGGAGACAGAAAAAATTCTCTACTGGTGGTCAAATATTCTCGGGACTTGTAACAGAAAAAGACGGTATAAAAGTATCTGGCGCGGGGAAAGATACCCAGGCATTCCCTGTTATGGGAGGCGGGACAGCGGTTCTCCAACCTGGAGAAGTCGTTCTTAATAAGGCCGGTGTAAAAAATGCACTTTCCATAGGAATTGACCCATTAAAATTAAACACCGGACCAAATGCAAATAAACCGGTTAATATAACGGGTGGAATAAAAGCCATGAAATCGGGTGGTATTATTGGTGGTATGAATAGAATGCCAACAATGAAGAAGCCATCAATGAATTTAAATTCTATTAGTAACATTAGCAATAAGTCAACTAATGTGAATGTCAATAATAATATGTCAATGAAGAATTCTAGACCAATGAATAGCAGTTCTTCATACAGACCAATAAGACAATCAACTCCTATGATGAATAATTATTCGTCAATGGGTACTAGGCCAATAAGACAATCAACTCCTATGATGAGTAATTATTCTTCAATGAGAAGTAGTCCGACAAGACAATCAACTCCTATGGCAAGTAATTATTCCTCAACTACGCCTAGGTCAATGTCTTCTGGTATTTCTATGACCAGGCCATTTACTCCTCAAACCAGAACTTACGAATCAGCAAGTCCATATAGTAGAAAACCCGAACAAACTTCGTATTTTAGTTCTTATGATAAAATAGCCAGATCAACATCTACTGTTTATCAGACTTCAAATAACTTCCAGCCCATAAGATCTACTCCAACACTTACTGCACCGGCTCCCCTTACAAGAAGATCCAAATCCGAGCCAATTATTCTACCACCTATCACCCAAAACGCCAACATGGTTGGATCATCTGCAACGGGTTCTGGCACCCAGATTCCATCTTTTGGGGCTACTTGTCCCTCCTCAAGTGCCGCAGCGGCCAGAAAAATCTTATGTGACACCTACGGAATAATTGCCTAATGGATCCGTCTAAATTCTTTAATCGAAAAATAAACATAAGAAACCCTAAGACTCCTTATAATAAGGGAAAGTTTGTTGATGAGTCCGAAAATTATTCCAATAGAATTTCATCTAGAATAAATCAATCACCATTAACCAAGTCTTTATTCTCTTTAAGGAACAAAGTATTTCAGATTGAGAATTTATTAAACGGTATTTTTAGTATAGATAAAAAGAAACAAGAACAAAACAAAAAGATAAAGGCGGCCGAAGTACCTGATAAAAAACCAAAAACAAAAGGACCCCAAATTTTTGGTAACCTTATACAACGACCTAAAACAGGAGCCCTTGATTTAATAAAAGATTTTGTCACGTTTACATTTTTGGGCTGGCTGTTTACAAGAATTCAACCATTACTTGGTGGTCTGACAAAACTTGGACCATTATTAGAAGGAATGTCCTGGTTTATTGGTGGAACACTTAAAAATATGGTCGATGTTTTTGCGACCTTTTTAAAGTTGGGTTTTGATGCAAAAGAGAAATTTGATAGTATAGCCGGAGACATAAAGAAAAATACAAAGGGAATAGACAAGGTATTTGATAATACATTAAATCCACTAAAGGCAGTTTTTACTGGTGTAATACAATTGGCCAATTCCTTTTTGGCCGTTTCTGTAAAAGAAGATGAATTAAACGAGGCAAAGACCCAATTAGCCAAAGAACAATCTGCCGATAATGTTCCTCCGCTTCCACCTTTACCAAAGGCCGATACCCCGCAAACGCCACCACCATCCGATCCATTTCCCAAGGCCCCACTAGTTCAAAAATTGAATACAGGTGGCATCATTCGTGGTTATAATGAAGGTGGAAGAATTGATCCGAGAACACCCATAACTCGCGGAGTCGAAACACAAAGAAGAGAAGTACCCAAACCAAAGCCTATCATTCAACCACAAAAAACTACCCCAGGTAAGGACGTTGGTGGAGATAAGAAGATTAAACAATTATATGATCAGACTCGCGCAGGTATTCCTGATTTTATTCCACTTCCTTCTTTCTTCAGGTCTGATAAAAAGAGTGGTTTTGCTGCCCTAATGGGGGCATCTGAGGAATATAAAAAACCAATGACCAATGATATTCTTGGTATTGGAAATATGATGGGTGCCTCTGTTGATTCTGCCTTAGGTCAAAAGATAGAAAAGAAATCTTATACTCAGTTTGCAGATGGTATTAAGTATTTGGTTAATTATGGTAGAACCGAACCAGAAGAGTTTGCAAAAATTGATCTTGAAGATATGGTAAGGAAGATTGTTGAGCCAAGAGTAAACATGGCTATCAATCGAATCCAAGAAGAGATTAATAAAAAGTCAGCGGTTGAGATTACACCTGGTCCTGGTGAAGGGGGTGGAGAGGGTTATTCTGGTGGAGAATATGGTGGTTATGCTCCAACAGCAGGTCTTGAAAAAGAAATTTATGATTATTTAATTAATGTAAAAAAAATGAATGATATGCAGGCATTGGGGTTAATGGCTAATATCAGTAGGGAAAGTAGTTTTGTTCCAAATATTAGAGAGCCTGGTGGAACGGGTGTTGGTTTATTTCAATGGTCGCATGGTAGGGTTGCACCTTTTATTAGGGCTGTTCCAGATTGGGAAACTAATTGGAAGGCTCAAATAGATTATGCGTTATCTGAACCAGAACATTTATCTTTAGTCGCGCCAGGTGAATATCAATCCAAGAATTTTTCTTCCGCACAAGAGGCAGCAGATTGGTGGATGAATAAATGGGAAAGGCCTAGGGATAGGATTTCTGGGTCAAGAAAACATCAACAATATTTGGCTAATGTTCCTAGATCTCCAGAGGGAACGGCAAAATTTAGG